GTTCTCGCCTACCTCGACGGGCGCCACCCGCAGATCGCGGAGACGATGGTTTCGCTCCGCAACGACGTGCGGCGCGCTCTGATCGCCGGGCTCGAGGGCGGTCCCAGCGTCGGCTCGCTGCGCGCCCGCGTGAGTGCGGTGCTCGACGAGCTGCAGGGCTCGCTCAAGGTCATGCGGAACAACCGCGGCGCGCGCGCGCTCCTGATCGCGCGGACCGAGGGCGCCTCCGCGATGAACACGGGACGCGTCGAGCAGATGGAGGAGGCCGAGGTCGAGGCGCACGAGTGGCTCACCTCGCGGGACGAGGCGGTCCGCGTTGCGCACCGCCAGGTGGACGGAGAGGTCCGCCAGCTGGACCAGAGCTTCTCGAACGGCATGCGCTACCCCGGCGACCCCAACGCAGACATTTCCCTCATCGCCAACGAGCGATGCAGCACCGCGCCGGTCAGGCGTCGTCAGAAGAGCTAGGTCCCATGCAAGATCAGTCGACCAAGATCGCGGTGGCCAGCTTCAGCCAGAGGGACGTGAAGGCGGTGCGCCTCGCCCAGCCCTGGGCGGTCTTCGATCTCGAGCGCCGGGAGATCCCCTGGGTGTTCTCGACCGACGAGCTCGACCACGCCGGCGAGCGCATCGACCAGCGCGGGCTCGACCTGCGGACCTTCAAGGCGGCCCCACGGCTGCTCTGGTCCCACGAGCTCAGCCGCCCGGCGATCGGGTCGGTGCCGAAGATCCAAGGCAACGTCAAGCTCGAGGACGGGCGCCGCGCGCTCGTGGGTCTGACCAGGTTCGCGACCCGGGACGAGCACCCCTTCGCCGATCAGATCTTCGCGCTGGCCTCGCCGGTCGGCCCGAACGGCAAGGCGCGCACGCCTCACATCAACTCGACCAGCGTCGGCGTGGCGAACACGGAGCGCGAGTTCCCGGAGTCCCAGGAGGAGGCCGCGCGCATGGGGCTGCCCCCGAGCGGCAACTGGATCCGCCGCGGCACCCTGGTCGAGGTCAGCGCCGTCAACGTCGGGATGAACCCAGGCGCGCTCCAGCCCGTGCTCAAGGCGTGGCAGGGCGCCGGTGTCGGCCGCGACGACGACATCGACCGCTTCCTCGGGTGGGAGGGCCTGAGCGCCCAGGCCGCCGAGAAGGCGCTCCAGGGGCGCCTACGAGCCTTCGTGGACATGGGCGCCGGCAGGCCCCCGCTCCACGGCTTCGAGCTGCAGGAGTGCGCCGTGAGCCTGGCCGAGGCCCTGGCGCCCTTCGGCGTGGAGGATCAGAGCGACGGCGGAGCCACTCCGACCGATGCGGAGCCAACCGAAGCGCAGCCTTCCACCGGGCCGCCCTCCGGCATCGAGCAGGCCGAAGCTCCCGCCGTCGCGCTTTCAGGCTGGCGGGCTGAGCTTGCGCAGGCGTGCGAGGAGAGCGCTGGCGTCGAGGCGGAGGCGTTCGATCAGATCGAGATCAAGGCGCCGCAAACTGAGGGCTTCGCGCTCGGTCGGGAGTTCTCTGCGGCGCTGGCGAAGCAGGTCGACCGGGAGATGCTCAGCGCACGCGCCGCCGGCATCACAACGAAGGACTTCGACGTCGAGCGCCAGCATCTCGAGGCCGCCGCGCTCGAGCACGACTGGGTCTCGCGGTACTGCAACTGCGAGGTGAAGCAGCTCCACCGCATCGGGACGACGGTCGACCCGCTCGACGCCGGCTCGTTCCTGCGCGGCCTGGGCGAAGCGCTCGGCGGCTGGGAGTCCGTCGACCGCAGGCAGATCACCTACCACGGCAAGGAGTCTCCGCCCGGCTATGAGACGATCGAGCTCGGCCCCGGCGAGTCCGAGTCGTTCATGGTGGACGGCCTCGACTTCATGCGCGGCGCCGTGCCGCTCGTGGTCAAGGCGGAGACCGAGTGGTGGGGCGGGTACTCGTTCGGCATCTGGAGCCGGCGCGAGGACACCGCAGCGGCGGAGCAGGTGCTGGCCGACGCCTGGGAGTGGGCGGAGACCAACCACTACCGGCGCGGCGAAGCCTTCGCTCTGACCGGGGCCTTCCTCCCAAAGACCGCGGACAGCTGGTCGGGCCTGTTCCTCGAGCCCGAGAACACCGACGTCGTCTCGAAGGCCATCGCGAACATCAACGCGAAGGGCGCGGGCATGGCGAACCGCGGCATGATCTGGCAGGGGCCTCCCGGCACCGGCAAGACGCTCACCGCACGGGTCGTGCGCAACCAGGCCGAGGGCACGTTCATCTGGTGCAGCGCACGCGACTTCATGCGGACCGGCGGCACGCGCGGTCTGATGCGTGCGTTCGACATGGCGCGCCGCTTCGCGCCCGCGGTGATCCTGCTCGAGGACATCGACGGCTGGCTCGGGCGCAGCGCGCTCGACCTGCTGAAGACCGAGATGGACGGCATGGGTCAGTCCACCGGCGTCACGACGATCCTCACCACCAACCACCCGGAGGCGCTGCCCAAGGCGCTCATCGATCGGCCGGGCCGCTTCCACGACGTCCTGACCTTCGACCTGCCCACGCCAGCGATCCGGCAGGCCATGATCTCCAAGTGGCTCCCGGGGCTCGACGAGAGCGCGACGCTCAGCGCCGTCAAGGAGTCCGCCGGGATGAGCGGCGCCCACGTCTTCGAGCTCTGCGCGTTCGCCAAGACGCTCGAGGAGCAGGACGGCGACGAGCGTGCCGCCGCGATGGAGAAGGCCATCGCCAAGGTCAAGCGCCAGCGTGCCGCGATCGGGGTGGGCCGTCAGAAGAAGGGCGCCGCTCCCGAATCGCTGGGCGCGTGCAACTTCTCGTTCGAGGACACACCCTGCGGCTACGTCGAGCCTCTGACCGTCAGCGAGCCGCCGTTCACGATCCGGACCGTCAGCACGGAACCGATCCCGTTCGGGGGCTACCCCAACGGAACCACGCTCAGCATCGAGACCGACGCCAGCCGCGAGCAGCGGATGCGCGACGCGCTGAGCGACACCGCGACCGCGAACGCGCGCGTCGCTGAAGCCCTCGGAGATCTCGCCGAGGCCATCAAGACCATCACCACCCGAGGTGGAGGAGCTGGCGCGGGCTCGACTGAGCGCGCTCCCGAAGGCGACCTCTCGCAGCCTGGCGTGGGCGACGACGACACCGAAAGGCTGGCCACCGTGCTCAGCCACGCCCTGTTGAATCTGCGCGCCGAAGACGGCGCAGGGAGAATCCGATGACTGCCAACCTCCTCCAAGCTGTCGAGAAGCAACTCGCCGGCATCAAGCTCGAGCTCGAGGACGTCGTCGCCAAGCGCGCCGACGAGTCCGTCGCCGCATCTCAGGTCCAGCTCCAAGCCAAGATCGACACGCTGCTGCAGCGCATCGAGGGCGTCGAGGCTGCTGCGAAGAGCGCCAGCAAGCTCAACCTCTCCGGCCTCGAGGCTGGCGAGGAGAAGGGCCAGTTCAGCATGGGGCGCTTCCTCCAGGGCGTCATGGGCTGGAAGCGCTGGGACTCCATGGAGCTCGGCGTTGAGAAGGAGACCTGCGACAACATGGCGCGGCAGGGAGCGTACGACGAGCTGCCCGCGGTGATGCGCCGCGAGCTCGATTCGCTCTCGACCAAGGCCAACGTCGCGACCGACGCCGCCGGCCACTTCCTCGTCCCGCTCGAGATGCAGGACGGGATCATCCCGGAGCTCGAGAGCAAGGAGATCGCCGCCAAGCTCGGCGCCAACCGTCTCACGGGTGCGGTCGGCGACCTGGCGTGGAACACGGACACCGGCGGCATCGCTGCGGCGTACGTCGACAGCGAAGCCGCTGTGGCGAGCTCGACGTCCGACCCGACCTTCGGCCGCATCGAGCTCTCGCCTCACGTCATGACCGCTGCGGTCGACCTGAGCTGGGGCATGAAGAACCAGACGCCGGCCTTCCTCGACGGTTGGATCCGCGAGCGCATCGCGCGCAAGATCGCGCTGCTCGAGGACAAGATGTTCTTCCTCGGCAGCGGCGCGGCGAAGGAGCCGATCGGCATCGCCAACATGACCGGCCTCACCACCGCGACCGACTTCACCAGCGCGGACTACACCGGCGCCGGCCAGACGATCTCGGGCCTGCTTCAGGACATGGTCGGCGCGGTCGAAGACGCGGACGGCACGGAGGACGGCGAGAACCTCGGCTGGTTCGGCGTGCCCTCGGTCTTCCGCAAGATCCGCAAGGTCAACGACGCAGACGACAAGCCCCTCTTCCTCCCGATGAACGCGGGGCGCTTCAAGAACCTGCTCGACATCCCCATCGGCAAGTCGACGCAGATCACCTCCGGCACCACCGGCGACGAGACCTTCGGCATCGGTGACTTCAGCACCGCCTGGATCGTCCAGTGGGGCACGCTCGCGTTCGTGGCGACCAGCGAAGGCCGCAACAACGCGCTCAAGAACCAGGAGACCGTGGTCGGCGTCTACGCGCACGACATCGGCTTCACTCAGAAGCAGGCCTGGAACCTGGCCACCAGCTTCGACGAGGCCTGATCCCTTCCGGGACCTGAAAGCCCCAGCGCAACGACCAACGACAAGGACCACAGATGACTCTCCACGACCCGACCAAGCTCTTCGAGCGGCACCTGGTGTTTGCTCCCGACGCTGTGGCTGCTGCTGCGGACGTCGACCTGACCACGGACATCGACCTCAGGGGCGTGCGCTACGTCTACATGATGGCGTCGATGGGCGACGGCGATACCGCCGTTGCGATCCAGGCGAAGACCTCTTCGAGCGACGGAGGCACCTACGCGAACGTCACAGGCGGGCTCATCTCCCTGGCGGCGACCGACGACAACAAAGGGGAAGCAGTGCTCTTCGAGGCCAACCCAGAGGACCGCTACCTGCAGATCAACGTCACCGGGACTTCGGGGACGTCGTCGGACGTTGCCATCGAGGTGCTGCTCTTCGGTCATGCATACCGCGACGAGATCACCGACCCGACGACTCAGGTCGCAGAGAACGGCCTCTCCTGACCGCGGTCTTGCCTGACTGATTCTCGGCGCGGAGCGGAGCCGTCTCCGTTCCGCGCCAGCCCCTCCCCGAACACACCAGCCACACCCAGAGACGTCCCATGTCCAAGCTCACCGTCAACCCGGCCGAGGCGCTCAGCTCCAGCACCATCATCGCTGGCGGTAGCTTCACCGCGACCAAGGACTCCGCCGAGCTGGACACGCTTGGGTTCGACTGGTTGGAGCTCATGCACGACGTCAACGTCGGCTCCAACTTCACGTCCATCACATACGAGCTGCGAGAGACCGCAGTCAGCGGAACAGCGTTCACATCGATGGACGCCATTGCCGGCGGAACCTTCACGGTGGGCGCGACGACGGTCGCCATGCGCAAAGCGCTCGTCGATCTGCACGCGCGCAAGCGCTACGTGATGGTGCGCGTGACGCTGACCGGGACCAACTGGGTGGGGAGCGTGCACGCGAACCTCCTCGGCGTCCCGCACAGCGAGCACGTCTCGAACACGTACCAGTTCTCCGTCTGACCCACTACCCCCAGCCCGAGGCTCACTCTCGTGGACTACTACCAGGTCAAGAAGCGCGCTCACATCACCTACCCGAACACCGAGGTCTGGGCGACCGGCGGCCAGTTCATCGCCGTCGAGACGCGCTCCGAGTTCGCTCAAGGGATGCTCGTCGGGCAGCAGCACATGCTGGCGCGCGTGACCGAGAAGGTCGCGAAGGCCGGCACGCTGCGTCCGTGCGACCAGCTCTACCAGCGGAAGATCGACGCCGAGCTCGCCGAGCTCGAGGCGGCCAACGCGAAGCGCAAGGCAGCCAAGACGCCCAAGACGAAGGCGCCGGCGAAGACCGCGACGCCCGTGGCCGACGACAAGATGTTTAGCGACGAGAACGTCGAGGCGAGCTGACCCGTGGCGCTCCTCCAGGCAACGACGCTGGCGCGGCTGAAGACCGCGCTCGGCATCTCGGACTCGACCGACGACGCCAGGCTGACCATCATCATCGATGCGGTCAGCCGGGAGATCGAGGCGTACCTGGACAGCGCTCTGCTTCAAGAGACCCAGACCGAAGAGCACGACGTAGGCCAGGGCCAGACCGTCTGGTATCTGCGCTCGCGCATCGCTGCGGTGACGTCGATCAAGACTGCGACGGACTGGGACTGGGCGAGCGCGACCGCGCTGGACTCGGACTTCTATCACTTCACCGCGGGCGAGACCTCGATCCAGGTCAAGCACGGCTTGCGGGTCGGGCGGCGCACCGCGCAGTTCGTCTACACCGGTGGGTTCGCCACGAGCACGACGAACCTCGTCGCGAGCTTCGAGCCGATCGCTCTGGCCGCGGACTATCAGTGCGTCCAGGAGTGGCGCCGCAAGGAGAACCTGGGCTCCACGTCTCGCAGCGCTGCAGGCAGCTCGAAGAGCTGGACCGGTGAGCACTCACTCCTTGAGCGCAGCCAAGAGCTTCTCGATCAGTACCGGAGGCTCGTCACATGACACTCGAGGTCAAGGGCGCCACGGAGATCGCGTTCCGCATCAGGAACGTGCACCACTGGGCGAGCGAGGAAGTCTCGACCGCCATCAGGGACACCGTCTCGCAGCAGGAGCGCCGCTTCAAGAAGGGACGCTTCACCGGCTACACCGGGCAGTCGCGATCCAACCGCGTGCAGAACCGCTCGGGCTTCCTCAAGAACTCCGTGGTCGCGCTGAGGCCGAAGCGCAAGGACAAGGCCCCCGAGGGCCGCGTGCTCGTGACCGCGCCCTACGCGGCGTTGCAGGAGTTCG